AGTAACAGTCCCAAGACCGCCGATAGCGCCAGAAGTTGTTCCATCAGTAGTGGAAGCTCCTGAACCGGAGATGGAGTAAGTGGTTCCGATTCGGGTGGCTGCGCTTGCGGCTGCATCGACGGTTAGTTGAACAGAGGATTGAATTTTATGCGTGATGTCAGCTTTTGCTGGAGCGGCCAGCAGCGCGACTGCGATCAGCAATAAGGCTTTCATCAAACTTTGGGCTTGTTTGATTCAACTGTAAGGTCCTCCTTCTTCTTTTGCCCATTGGCCTTGCCAACAGAGACGCCAAAGGAGGCCATCGTTCCAGTGAGGAGGGAGGCTGGGAAGGTGGGGTCCATGGCTTTGACGTAGCCAAGGTAGTTAAGGGAGAGCATGGCAACGGACCAGCTGAGGACGGCTAGGCGAACAAAGTCAGCTAGTGGCGTGGACTCTTTTTCGGTGTGAGTATCGTTCTCTTGTGCCATGGTTTAGGGCTTTGAGGGGTGTGCCATGTTTGAGATGGTGGCAGCAGTCGCTGGGGCATCCCTGAGCGCCATTTTTATGGTGTTCAGCAACTACGGCAAGCGTGTGATGGCTGGGCAGGAGTGTCTGACACGTTTGAGTGTGTCAGTAGACAACGTGGCTGAGAGGCTAGAAGAGCTGCACCAGGACTTGCGATCTGAGCGAACGGAGATTTTTTCGCGGTTAGCAGCGGCAGAGAGGGCGATTGCCAAGCTTGAAGCGGTACAACGACATCACTAGACTTCGCGCAAGTTATTAGGCCGATCATGGTTGCACTGGTTCGTCCAATTTTGTTTGCGTTTTTGCAGTCGAAGGCTGTGAAAAAGCTGATTGTCGATTTGTTGAAGGCGCTAGCGAAGACGACTGATAACACGGTTGACGATCAAGCGGTTGCTTTCATTGAGCGCAACCTGTTCCCCGGAAAACCGTGAATAATGCTGCTTGACTGGCTAATTCCTACGGTCATGCGGCTGGAGTCTTTTTTCGCGAACTTCAACGGCAACCCACATCAGCGAGCAGCGATCCAGCAGCTACAGGAGGACATGCCCCCTGAGCTGTTGGATTCAGATGCTGAGTGGTTTCAGATTTGGAAGGCTGGCGGGAAGATCGTGCCGTTTGGCGTGCCCTACATGCACCAGCTGGACCTGGAGGGAGGCGAGTACAAGTGCTTTACGGCTGCGATGGCGATGATCGCCAAGCACTACGGGGTAGTGGAGACGCAGAAGCAATATGACGACATCAGGAGCCGGTATGGCGACACGATTGAGGTGATGGCTCACGTCAGGGCGCTCCAGAGCCTGGAGTTGAGACCTGAGTTTGTGCAGAACGGGACGTTGGATCTGATCGAGTCAGAGATTGATGCTGGCCGTCCGGTTGGTGTTGGCTGGTTGCATCGAGGTGATGTGAGCCGTGGTGAACCGCCTATGGGTATTGGTCATTGGTCAGTGATTATTGGATATACAGAAAACTTTTTTATTGTCCACGATCCAATGGGTGAGCACGATCTGGTGCGTGGGCTGTTGAAGGATGGGGACGGTGGAAATGCAGTCCACTACTCAAAAGAGGAGTTTTTATTTCGGTGGGAAGTAGAAGGTCCAGGCAATGGATGGGCGATGCTGGTTGATCCTTTCCCGCCAATGATGACGTTTGACAAGTGATAGGTGGTTTCTATTTTGAGGACTCTGCTAGCTGATCATGGCCTGGGGCGCATGGATGGTTGTAGAGCACAGCCTTGAGGATGAGCTAGCGATCGAGAAGGCCGTTAGGGCGATTGATGCAGCAGAGGATGTAGGGCAGGTGAAGCAGCTTTGCGCATCACTGACGCGCCAGAACTGGCATTACCGGCAGATGATGAAGCAGGCAGTGATGCACGTTGCTGAGCTTGAGGCGTCAGCTGCCCTCATCGAGTGAGGTCTTTTTACGGCCTTCAAAGCGGGTTTTGTAGCTATCGACCCAGGCTTTGTCATCAGCAGCCCTGGCTTCTTCGTACTGATCAGCTACGGAGGATTTTTCAGAGGCGAGGTGGCGGTGAACGAGTTCACGCACCCAAGCAGCAGGACGAGAGTCGTTAGCGCGTGCGTCTTCGACCAGGAGGGCAGCCCGGTTTGGGTCGATGGAGACGTGGAAAACAATCTTCCCTTTCTGCTGGTAGGGCATGAACCTATATGAGCCGTAATGGGATGCTACCACGCAATGGAATCATCGACACCCTTGCGCCACGCATTGCGCTGGGCGCGTCTGCCACTGGAGCGTTGTTTAGTGCAACCGCGCCTAACTTCTCTGGCGAACTGCAGGAAGCTGGCAGCTCTTTGCAAGTCAGCTGTGGTAGCTAATCTCACCTCGTCGTACAGCCGTTCCAGCATCTGTTGACGGCCTGATTTTGGAGTAGGCACAGGCCATCACCTCCTGGAAGGTTTTGTGGAACGTTAGCTGACATGTTTCAGTCGCCAAAAACCAGCCACCACCGGCCTGAAAAATTCTGACGCGCATTTTGCGTTCGCCGCACCAAAACTGGTCTAACTAGCGCTGGGGGCTGCTGCTAGAGAACGCGGAAGAGCTTAATGATCGAGCGCTGCACACAGTTCAGCGAACTCTTCCATCGGATAGTTCGTCAGCACTGAAACGTCCATCCCACATTGCAAGGCGGCAGCGACCTGCATTTGGAACTGCATTTTCTCGTAGCGGTTTTCCTGGTACGCCACCTGCTCGACGTTGGTTACTTTGCGGTTGCCGTCAAAGGCGGTGAAGCGCACCAATGCCAAAGGCAGCTCATCGTTGTGCTCTTGCACTTGGCAGTAGTGGAAGTTGACCGGCACAACCTCAACGAGCTGCGGTGGAGAACTCGACGTAGGTGGCGGCGATGATGCTTTCCATCTGACGAGCGTCAAGATTTGAACCCACTTTTCTTCTAATACGAGCAACAGCTTTATGAAAGTCGTTAGGAGAAACAGCATTGCTCATCAACCGCTCTTTCACCAATTCTGAACGGGTCATCCCACGCTGCTGAGCTTCGTCATCAAGGCTTGCAACCAGTGCAGCGGGGAGGGTGACATCAATGCGTTTTGTTTCCATGGCGGGAGTTTAAGCCAGGTCTGCTCTTGCGTTTTTTGGCTTGGCTCTCCTGCTGCTTGGCGGCCTGGCGTTGCTGGTACGGGTTTTGGCGTAGGCGCTCCAGGGTCTCCAGGTAACCAGGGGGTTCAGGGATTCCGCCTGCCTTGAGGATTTCAGTCCAATTCATGCCCTCGCGCGGGGGGTGTTGTCCAAAACGTCCCAGCTACAGCAAAACCCAGTCCTGGACTGGGAAAAAAGCTGGGACACATAGGTAGGACACTTTTGAAATGTCCCAGCTCTCAAGCGTTCCAGGGAATGACCTGAAAAGGCTGGGACACTTTTGGGGTGTCCTACCTCAGTGTCCTAGCTCAGATCACGCTCCAGGAAAGGGATTTGGTCTAGCTGGGACACTTACAGCCTCCCCCCGCACGTGAGAGGTAGCAAGAACGGCTCTATAGCTCTGGAGCGCTTGGCGTTTTTCTGACTGGAGCGTCAGATCGACTGCTTCGATGAGACCGCGCTTGTTGAGCCTTTGGAGCGACTTGCGGATGGCGTCGGGGCTACCAGCGATCACCTCGTTGTGGATGAGGTCTTCAGTGGAGCGTGTGGCGGGGTGAACGGAGCGAAGCATCTGGAGGACCCTGCCGCTGACTGTGGAGGGGCTGGTGCTGGTTTTATCGACCTCAGGGGTGTGATCAGCGATTTCGAAGGTGAGGTCTTCGGTGAGTCGCATGATCAGCTGAGTGCCTGAGCGGCCAGAGCGTGACTTCTCGATGGTGATGAGTCGAGTGTGCTTGCCGACCTTGCTTGCCTCTTCTTCAGAGGGCTTGGCGAGGCTCCAGGTTTCGTCTACGGCATCACGGATGGCAGAGGTGCCCCGGAAGCCACCGTTTTTGTTGGCGTGATGGACGATCAGGATGGTGGTGGCAGGGAAGAGAACGCCGTTGTTACGGGTCAACCAGTAGAGGGGCTGAGCGAACTCAGATTTGTTCTCATCGAAGGCGCGACCACCAGAGCAGCCGATGAGGGAGTCAATGACGACCAGCTTGGGCTTGTGCTGATCCATGAGCATCTTGAACTGGGCGTACCACTGGAGCTGCCAGTCGATTTGGATTTTGGTGTTCCTGGTGATGGGGTAGTCCACGTCTTCCAGCTGTTCCTTGAGCTGGACGAGGGGCTGGTCGCCATTCAGTAGGAGGACGGGGCCTTGCTGCACTGGAACGAGACGGTCACGGACCTTGAAGGGCATTCCGGTTGCGATGTGTTTGGCGATTGCCCAGGCGGACATGGATTTGCCATCACCACCAGCGCCGTAGATCAGGACGACAGAGGGATGGGGGAGGACATCAGGGATGAGGTAGTCGCGCTTGATGTCCATCTGCATCAGGTCCTCGACTGAGAGGAGAGCCTGACGATTTTCAAATTGGAGCTGGTCAACGACGAGGCGTTCGAGAGCACCTTGATCGCGGTAACCCGCTTGAAGCGCCAGAGCGTTAAGGCGGTAATTGACTTCTGCTGGATTGTCCAGCTCCAGGATCTTCTTGGCGCGTTTGATGACTTCATCGAAGTCAAGGACGGAGGGGCGTGACTCTTGGACGTGACGAGCTTCAGCGTTGGAGACGATTTGGCTTATCTCTTCTGAAAACCGGGTGCGCTTGGGGTCTTCACGGTCAGCGAGCCAGATGAGGGTGCCAAGGCCGATGCCACCGCCTTTGAAGGAGTACCAGGGCTCTTGGCAGGGGTTGATGTCCTCAGCCCAGTCAGCGGCGTAATCAGGGTCATCAGAGGACCAGGAGGACCAGAGCATCAAGCCCCGCTCGTTAGGCAGGCAGGAGTTGATTGCCATGCCGATGCGAATCCAGTGCTCACGGCTGCCTGTCCCCTGGGGCGTGATGACGCGAAGGCAGTCGGAGATGATTTCAGCGATTTCGTCTTCTGTGCGATCAGAGAAGTCGAGATCTTTTTTGGTGACGTTGACCTGGGGCGGCTCTCGCATTTCAGCGATCAGCCAGTCAGGGGCGACGGGGATGGAGTTGAGGTCGCCTTTGAATTTGTAGTGACCGGGCTTGGAGAGACCGTCTTTGCCTGGGTAAGCGCCGTAGATGACGCCCTGACGGCCCCAGAGG